GCCGCAATGAACAAGGGTGTCCTTTCACAGGAAACTCTTTATCTGGGCATTCAAAACTTTGTAGTTTCAACTGCTACATACTTTGGTCTATGGGAGCCCACTGGCGCCGCTGCCAAGATTGCAGAGAAGACTCAGAATTTTGGTCTTACAATCAAGGCCGATCCAAATGCTCTGCCCGATCCAGACAGAGAACCAAAATTGCCTTTGTAGTTTGTTTTTGTTCTGCCCCGGTGCTATAGTATAGCTACGGCACTCGGAGGCACTCTATCCCAACCGTGGCCCCTTCGTTTGATACGTGGGGGCCACTGCTATCTATAGGGAAAAGGATGACAACGCTACAAGAATCAGTAATCGATAGTCCTAATTGGTTGAGTCAAGTAGCCTCAAAATACTTGACCATATATGTAGGAGAACTAGAAGCAGCACATGACTGGGATTACCATATCGGGATTCTTTCATCTCGCTTAGCTAAGAAGTACTCCAATCAAGAGGAGATGGTGAAGACTCTAAGGAACACCATTGCCTGTGCAATACTTCTGCCGGTGTATGATCGTAAGAGTTTAACTGATCCACCAGAGAATCTATTGTATTGGTGTTCGGGATATAGGCAGTTTGCAGAGAAAGATTGGTATGATCTTCTTTATAGTGTAGTTAAGAAGGATCAGGAAATCATTAAGTGGAGAAATAGGTGTCAAAGCCTGGGTATCATAGACCCTATCGACTTCTCTCCCATTACTAGACAAGCATTCAATTGGCTCTATGTGGCCGCACAAGATTCAGGTGTTGTAACATCCGCAAACGATGAGCGCATTCAACAATCTTTTCAGAGACTTGTTTGGGCTTATGGTGGTGCGGTTGTTTGCTCTTTGTTTCAAAACCATGAAGCCACAGTGCAAAAGAAGGTTCTCAACTGGAGGACAAATTACTTCTTTGAGCGTCTTATATTTGACGTATTCACTGTGGACCAGGTTGTAAAGATAAAGCGCCAGGAACTTAAAAAGACGAACCAAAGACTAGTTAAACACATAAAAAAGTAGGAGTATTTTCAATGGCGAATGATTTTCTTTCCTTTAAGCTTCCAGATGATTTTGTGGATTCTTATAGAGAAAAGGAAGTTCCTTGGGGCTTCCCAATTGGCGCAGGTAATTCTTTAGGTGAGCTAACTTTCATCACCAAATATAGTCGCAGAAAAGAAGATGGGTCCAAAGAGACCTGGGTCGATACTGGAAGACGTGTTATTGAGGGCATGTTTTCTATTCAGAAAGATTGGTGTAAAGAAAACAGATTGCCATGGAATGAGAATAAGGCTCAGGCCACCGCAAAAGACGCTTTTGATAGGCTCTTTGTCGGTAAATGGACTCCACCTGGTCGTGGCCTTTGGATGATGGGCACTGAGTTTGTCCACGCCAAGAAAAACTCCGCTGCCCTGCAAAACTGTTCATTCCTTTCTACTGAACACATCTCTACTAGAAGTGTCCATGACGCCACATGGCCTTTTGTGCGCTTGATGGAGATGTCTATGCTCGGTGTTGGAGTAGGATTCGATACCAAGGGAGCAGATAAACTTACTATTCACCAACCACTAGAAGAAGTTGAGGTGTTTGTTGTTGAAGACTCAAGAGAAGGTTGGTGTGAATCTGTCGGAAAGCTTTTGGAAAGCTATTTCTTTGCCGGTCGTCCTACTTTTGACTTTGATTATTCTCTTGTTCGCCCCTCTGGTGAACCTATTAATGGTTTTGGTGGTACAGCTGCTGGTCCTGGTCCTCTCATCGACCTCCATAATTCGCTCAAGGCTCAGTTCAATGGCCGAGAAGGCCAAAAGCTAACTTCAACTGATATCGTTGATATTCAGAACAAGATCGGCAGGTGTGTAGTTGCTGGCAATGTGCGCCGTTCTGCTGAAATTGCTCTTGGATCCGCAGATGATAAGGACTTTTTGGATCTCAAGAACTGGGAAGTTAACCCAGAAAGAATGGGAGCCAATGGTTGGGGTCATACTTCGAACAACTCTATTATCGCAGAGGTAGGAGGCAATTATGACAATCTCGCAGAACGCATTGCCGACAATGGAGAACCAGGATTGGTATATCTGGACCTCTGCCGCAAGTACGGGCGCCTTATCGATCCGCCCACCAATAAGGATTACCGAGTTGCAGGGACTAACCCCTGTGCGGAGCAGTCTCTCGAATCCGGCGAATGCTGCGTCACCGCTGAAACCTTAATTCAAACAAGATACGGTATTGCCCCAATTGGAGATTTGGTTGGAATACCCGTTGAGGTATGGAATGGGGAAAATTGGTCGGAAGTAACACCGTTTTCAACGGGCACTCTGCCAACATATCGTGTTACCTTGTCTGACGGATCAATACTTGACGCTTCAGAAGGTCATGAATGGTTGGCTAGAAAATCGACTCAAAGAGTATTTCGTGAAATCCGTACATCAGACCTTGAAGTTGGTATGTATCTGCCGGAGTTCGAGTTGTCTAATATGGGCGGTAAACCCGTTGATGCGGCTTACGAGTGGGGATGGTTTACTGGAGATGGCTATATTGATGGCCAGAAAGTATTGATCTTGATTCAAGAGAATGAATATTCAGTTATTGAATCTATGAAACTTGATAGTGTTTATTCAGAGCAAACCAATGGCCAGAATTCTCTATTCCGTAGAGCGTCTTTAAGGTCGGTTTTGCCACTTGATACTGCTCGGATTCTGCGCAATCACGATGAAGGACTACCCCAGGAAGTTCTTGCAATGGATTCTGAGTCTATCAGTAACTTTGTTGCCGGCTGGATTGACACGGATGGTTCAGTTATTCGCCAAGAAAATACGGATCACTATGTCCTGTATGGGGATGAAAAGAAGCTTCGTGATCTTCAGATCTTGCTGCGAAGAATTGGGATTAATCATTCTACTCTTCGACTTTTCTCTTCAGCTGGAACTGAAACTAATAAGGGTATTAGAAATCAAGACCTATGGCGACTTCTTATTCCCTCTTATGAGTCTGCGGGTATCCCCACAAGGATCAAGGTTGCTACAAAATTCGGTACTAGATTTGGTGTAAACAATCGCCATCCCGCTTCGCAGATAGATAGGGCTAGAAAGCAGAAAGTAGTATCTATTGATTTTCTTGGATCAAAGGAAACTTATTGTTTTGATGAACCAGTTCTTCATAGGGGTGTTTTTGGCAATGTCTTAACGAAGCAATGCACACTGGTTGAAACCTTCCCAGTAAAGCATGATTCACTAGAAGATTATAAGCGCACCATTAAGGTCGCTTACCTTTATGCTAAGTCCGTCACCTTGTTGCCAACCCATTGGCCTGAGACTAACTCAATCATGCAGAGAAACAGAAGAATTGGTTGCTCTATCTCAGGTGTAGCTCAGTTTGCTGAGCGTTATGGCTGGGCAGAAATGAAGACTTGGCTTAATGACGGCTACAATGAGGTTCAACGTTATGATGTCGTTTACTCTGATTGGCTTGGAGTAAGGGAATCTATCAAGACCACTTCTGTCAAGCCCTCTGGGACTGTTTCACTGCTGTTTGGTGTTACTCCTGGTGTACATTGGCCTACCGCTGACGTATACATTCGCAGGATGAGGTTGGCGTCTAATGACCCGCTGCTTGAAGCCCTTGGGAAGGCTGGCTACCACACTGAACCAGACGTTATGGACCCAGTCCATAGTGTTGTGGTAGAACTGCCTACTCGCGGGCCGCAGGTGAGGACCGAGCGAGAGGTTACCATGTGGGAAAAGGCTTCTCTGGCTGTTTTAGCTCAGCGTTATTGGGCAGATAACCAGGTATCGGTTACCATCACCTTCCAGCCACAAGAAAAGGATCAAATCGGTGCTCTACTTCGTTCAGTGGATGGTCAGCTGAAATCCATCTCCATGCTTCCCCTACTAGAAGAAGGTGGCGCATATGCTCAGATGCCTTATGAGCGTATTAGTGAAGAGGTATGGGAAGAATCCACTAAGAAAGTAAAGGCAATTAAGTGGGCTTCACTTTATGCTGGCAAAGCTCTAGACGCAGAGGGTGAGAAATTCTGTTCAAATGATGTCTGTATGATCTAATTAGAGATTGAGGGGTACTATTAGAGTATGGCAAGAGTACCTTTCTTTAAGAAACTATCCGCTGCAAAAAAGCTCCTTACGCATCACATTGGCACCCCACTAGAAACCATTAGTAGGGGTGCCAGGCGTTTGGGGCCACTTGATGTTATCATGGATGCGGCTGACGAGGAAAGATTCGGTGCTTCTCTTTATCGCAGGGCAGCCCAAGGAATGCCTGTGGCACCTGGTTTGGGTAGAAATCTTAGTTGGGGTAACGCAGCGGAGGATTCTAGGGGCTGGGCAGATTTTATAGGTAGCCTAGCAGATGCTAGAAGTGGCCCTGTTCCAGAAGGACACACAAGGCTCTGGAGGGGTAGTATGGCGGACGCCCTTTGGGGTTCTGCTCCTACTACGTATGGATCTCGTATAGGGGATCTTCATAGCGGAAAGTATATATGGACTAGCCCCGATCCAAATTATGCTAGAGGCTATAGCGTTAATGGTGTTCTTCACGCCGGTAATAGGTACAGCACCCATCCACAAGCTATACAGGATAGGTTCCGTAGCATATTTCCTCGCCCTAGCTCTGACCCCCTTAATGAGTTAGGTGGTATGTATTACGCAGATGTTCCTAATAGCCTGGTTGAAAAGTGGGCTGGTGCTGGCGCAAGTAGTTTAGAGGTTCCCATTCCTTCTGACTCTATTCAAATGCACTCTGTTTTCCCCACATCTGGTATAAGACCAGCAGAACCAGGAAGTATTAGATCTACAGTTTATTCCAACATCGCTCAACAAAAAGAAGCAAGAGCGTCAGCAATGCATGCGCTTGGAGATATAAATGCCTCTAGGTCGGCTGATAGCCCCTTAGTTCAAGAGGCATTAGCAAAACGTGGCCGTAAGCGCAAGTATGCTAGGAGACAGAATAGAATCACTCCCGTTTTAACTTCCAATCCTTCTTCTGGTAGAATGGGCGGAGTTCCCTCACAGAGGGGTCGGGGTGGAGTATTGTCTAGTACATGGTAGGAATATGGAACCTGACTTCGATGCCCAATTTGAATCTATCATGAAAGATAATGGGATGGACGAGTCCTTTCAGTTTTCTTTGGAAGAACTCTCCTCCCTGCTTAGTGACATGGCAGAAGCTATGATGTGGCTTGCTGGTTTACTTTCGGCAGAAATAATGGCAGAAACTGCCGCTGAAGATTGTATTGATATGGATGATGATGTTATAATTACCATGAAAAATCTCAGGGATGCATGTCAATCCCTGTCAACTGTATTGAGTGAAAAAGACTTTGAAGAAGAAGATGATGACGATGAAGATGACGGAGATGAAGACTTCTAGCGCAGAAAACCATATTCCAATTCATGAACACGGTTATGTGAGATTGGTGGATTTTATGGGCTCTGATTTGTCTGTGGCTAACGCAGCCAGAGCATCTTTTGCGAAGGAGAGCGAAGAGTTTGGGCCAGCAGACGCCAGGCTTATTGCGTTCTTGGCAAGAGAGGGGCATTTTTCGCCCTTCCGACATGCGTTTTGCACCTTCGAATTCAAGGTGCCCCTGATGACTGCTAGACAGCATTGGAAGTACGTGGTTGGGTCTGATCATACTATGGATTCCTGGAACGAGGCTAGCAGACGCTATGTCACTATGGAGCCAGAGTTTTATGTACCAGCCCCAGACGAGTGGAGATCTGCGCCCGACAACAAAAAGCAAGGTTCAGGCGCACCTATTGGTCCCTGGGAAGGCGCTCAGCTAACTACTGCATTGCAGGAGCTAGTTGTCAAGTCTACTGGTCTTTATGAGTGGGCCATGGAAATTGGTGTAGCCCCAGAGATCGCCAGGCTTTTCTTGCCAGCGTACTCAATGTATACCGCTTACCGGTGGTCGGCGTCTCTACAGTCTATTGCGCTATTCCTTAACCAGCGCTTCGAAGACGATACCCAGAAGGAGATCGAGGAAACGGCCAAGGCAGTCTATAGGCTGGTTCAGCCACGGTTCCCTGTCTCTATCGCTCAGTTAGTTGGAGAGCGCCAGTGAATATAGTCATTGCTTTCATTGCATCAATCCTGTATGTATTTGTTGTGATGTGGCAAGGGAACTTACTGGTTCGCTCATATTATGAGAAGAAACCATCCTTTTTTGCCCTCGCTTATCTTCTTTCCTTTATCTCGTTTTGGATACTGATTGGAGTAAGTGTATATGTTTCGTAAAAAGGATATCCAGTTTCTTAATCTCTGTAAGAAATCTGCTGAGATATTCTCAACGTGTTCTAAGCGTCAGTACTGTTGCATCTTGACAGATGAACGAGATAGGATTGTTGGATTCGGATATAATGGTGGCCCCTCTGGCCATCCTCACTGTATAGATGGGGCATGCGAGAGGGCTAAAACTGGTTCTCCATCTGGTAGCAATTACGACAATTGTTTTCGTGGCGATACCGAGATTATGACTCCCCTAGGTGTCGAGACACTTTTCGATGCGTATTCTTTTGGGTCACGGGACCTTTTAACCTCTAAGGGCTGGCAGTCTGCCAAAGTAGATCATTTTGGTCAGCAGATGACTTATAAATTGGTTTTACGCAAGGGTAAAGCTCGCAAGGAGGTTTTTACTACAGCTAATCATCGATGGTTTGTAGTGGATTCTCATCGTAAAAAGCGAGAGTTAACTACCTTAGAATTAAGGCCTAATCATCATTATTTGGCTAGTGTCTATCCTAGAACTGGCAAATATATTCCCTCCAATGAGGGGATTAGGGCTGGTCTTGTTTTTGGGGATGGAAGCTGCAACTATGCCCAACGTGGATCTGGATCCTTTATTTACTTACATGGACCTGCCGCCAGGGATTTAGGGTATTTGTTTGATTCAAATCCAGCTCGTAATCTTCCTAGGCTTTGGAAAACTTCATGTCCAGATTTGGAAGAAAGCTACGAATACCTTGGTGGTTGGTTTGCTGGCTATTTTGCGGCTGATGGTTGCATTTCTGGGCAGACAGCTAGATTGGATTCTGTGAGTAGAGAAAATCTAGAGTATGTGATTGAATTGTGTTCGGTTTTAGGGATTCCGTATAGCAGAATAACAGAATATGAAAGGCCAGACTTTAATGGTGTCTTGGCTAAGATGTATAGCCTTCATTTTCCACAGAATGCAATTCCTGATAAGCTAATTTTATTAGAGCATCATAAATCTGTAAACAATCGGATTAAAAGAACTCGTGATTTTCCTAGATGGGTTGTTGATTCTATTACGGAATCTAAAGAGGAAGACGTTTTTTGTGCAGTTGTACCAGGGTTCGGCGAATTTGCGCTTAAAGATAATATTCTCACTGGAAATTGCATCTCAATCCACGCTGAACAGAACGCCTTCCTTAACATGCTCGGTACCCCAAAGCGTCTATATGTAAATGGCCCTCCATGCTTCACATGTGCTAAGCTGACCGTTAACACAACAGTAGAAGAGATCATTTACTGTAGAGACGAGAGCTATAAGCAGTGGCCAGAGGTCGCTTTGTTCTTAGAGGAAAACGGAGTAACACTTAAGGGGTTTAGTGGTTAATGCCAGCAGGAAAAGTAAATTATCTCATCATGTACGATCACGATCCACAGGTTTATGGTTGTGCATCTAAAGAAATTGCTCTTAGCAGCCCCCCACCAAAAGGTTTTTCGTTACACGATAAGAGAATCTATTTCATAACTGTGGAACCAGATAACAAGAAGTTTGTTTGGCACAGATTACCGCAAGAAGAAGTAGAATCAGCCGAGCTAAAAGCACACAAGAAAAAGAGTAAGGAAGATGAAGAATAAAAGACTGGCTCTCAATGATGGTGAATCATTTGTGGTATTCCCACTAGAGTTTTGGGAATTCCTATCAAACACTTTCGATGAGCTTGCAAAGCAGTGGCCACCTGAATCAGACAACCGTAGGGATTGGTTTGATATCAAGAAAGAGATCTTGAATCAGGCTTATTCTAACGCAAATCTAGAGAATGCTTCAGATGACTGGGAAGAGTGAACAGGTAAAGCTTTTAGTATATGAGATGCATGGCAACGAGATAGTTGTTGACTCTATTAAGGCGAAGGAGTTTAGCGATTTCATCCTAATAGAGCTAGGGCCCTCTGTGAAACAAGATCAAATTGACCAGATGGTGGAAGCCATAGAGACTGCATTTCAGAAAATGGATAAGCAGATTCTGATCGTGCCGTATGAAGCAGAGATTGGGTTTTATGGATTCAAAGAAGCTGACTCTACAGAATTATCAGAATAGACTTACTGAATTTGACCTTAATGGCAGACTTAGGTATGATTTTGAGGTCCTCCTTGCTTATGGGATGGGCCCAGAACACTCATTTGAGGTAGTGACAAGTGATAGATCTGTGTGTAGTAAACTACAACACTCCAAGACAACTCAACAGGCTATTAAATACTCTTGGAAGAGAGAAAACAGGTAGTTGGTCTGTTTACTTGGCAGACAACAAGTGCGACGATACCTCATTTGAGGTCATGCTTAGTGTAGCTACCTCTTTTCCTGTGGCTAAGGCCGTGGGCAATGAGAATATTGGTTACGCCGCTGCTTGTAACCAGCTAGCATCCTTTGGCGACGGGGACATTATAGGGTTGCTGAATTCAGATGTATGGTTGAGCACTAGTGATGTGATTTCTATTCAAAAGACTTTTGATGAGCATCCCGAGATAGCCATCTTGGGACCAAAGCAAAGGGATGAAAGAGGACTGATCACTTTTGCCGGTATTGGTGGCACCAACACCGCTCCACGCCATCGTGGTTGGCATGAACCAGACCCAGAAGATATTAAGTATAGAGATCTGTGCCCCGTGGTAACAGTATCTGGATCAGCATACTTTATTAGGAGATCTGTTTGGGATGACTTGACTAACGATCCCGATTACCGTAGTGTAGTGAACACCTTGGTTGCTAATAAGTGGGTAGAACAAGAGAGAACTGAGCCATTAGGGGCATTTCTTCCAACGCGTCACTACTATGAAGAAACTTTTTGTTCTTACTTTGCCCGCCATAAGGGGTATAATGTGTTCTACGATGGTAGAATCTCCATTGGCCATTCCTGGCACGCCTCCCATGAGAGAGGAAGCGAGGCAGATCAACTATGGTCTGAAAGCCAGTTTTTGTTCAGGTTCGCATGTGATACGTTAGGAATAGATCATGACTAGTATGAATAAAGTAGATGTTGTTTTAGAAATGGTGGCAGAAGAAAGGGGTCGTCAACTCGAAAAGTGGGGCCCTCAGAACCATGACCCATTTGCCTGGATGACTATTCTTGGCGAAGAGTATGGCGAGACCTGCCAAGAAGCCTTGCGAATGCACTTTGGTAGCAAAGAAGACGTTGACTATATCGGTGAGCTTGTTCAGGTTGCTGCTGTAGCAGTTGCGGCCATAGAGAGCGCCTTGTTTGGGGTAGCATGAAAAAGTTTAAGCTACACGCAGACGTTTTATACGTGCATGTTTATAACGTAGAAGCAGAAACTAAAGAAGAAGCCATTAGTATGGTGCAAAATGAAGAAGCCCCACCACTAGAAGTGAGCCCCGTAACGGGTCCGCTAGTAACTCACGTTAAGGAGGACCTTCGATGAAACTCATTGCCCAGATGGTCGGCCGCAATGAAGAAGGTCGATACTTAGAAGAAGTATTAAAGCATACCTCTGGTATAGTTGACGAGATAGTTTTTACCGATGACTGTTCTGATGATCGCACATTTGAGATCGCTAAGTCTTACGGTGCCCATACATACAAAATGCCAGAGCCTACCTTCGAAAAGAACGAGGCTCTTTTGAGGTCTACTGCTTGGTCGAACCTACAAAGTCACGCAGAATTGGGTGATTGGATTTTAGCCGTCGATTGTGATGAAAAGCTTTATGCGGAGGTACCCAACTTTGAGATGTCAAAACTTCTCAAGACTGATCAGTATGATGTAATTAATATTCGTTTCTATCATATGTGGAATGAAACTCATTTTAGGATCGATAAAGCCTGGAGACCTACTAATAGTTCTAGATTATTTAGATTCTTTTATGGTGGCCAATTTAATGATCGTCAACTTGCATGTGGTTCTGAACCAATGTATGTTAATACGTTGATTCGTAGGGGTCGGTATCTTACTAATTCTGGTTTAGCCATGCAGCATCTTGGGTATGTTCGAGATGAAGACAAACAGGCAAAGTACGAGAGATATATGAGATTAGATGGTGGAGATTTTCACGCTCGGGCTCACTTAGAGTCTATTGTTGACCCAGATCCAGAACTATTGCCATGGGGTGGCTACGATGCCTAAAGTTAGTGTTGTGATGAGTTGCTATAATCACGCAAAATTCTTGAAGCAGGCTATAGATTCAGTTGTTTCTCAGACCCTAGAAGACTGGGAGCTACTGGTTATGGACGATAACTCAGACGATCCAAAGGTAAAAGAAATACTTGATTCATATACCGATGAAAGAATCAAGGTATACGTATCTGATGTAACGGATGAAGAAAGATATGAAGCTGCTAGGTATGCTGTGTTGATCAATAAGGCAGTTTTCACTATGGCTACAGGTGAATACATCACTTACCTAGTTGACGACGATTATTACTATCCACAGAGGCTAGAGGCAATGTCTAGATTCCTGGATGACAATCCCACTATCGAAGTATGTTACAGTGCCCAAGATGTGGTTGACGAAGATGGCCATAAACGTGGTGTTAGGAAATTTGATGAACCACTATCTAAGGCTTGGGATGCGGTAGACCATAACTCTGTTATGCACCGTAAAGATCTCTTCTTTGAGGTTGAGGGTTGGCCAGAAGGACGTAATCTTTGGGGTGGGGCAGATGCTATCTTCTTTAAGAAGATCAACGATAGAGGGATAATGTTCTACCCGGTACCAAATTACGTCTCCTTGGAGGCAAAGAGGTACCACGTAGATAGTGTTCAGTGGAAAATCGCTAACGACTGTTTTGGAAACTAATGGACGTAACAGTAATAACCCCAACGATTCCCGAAAGAGCGGAGTTGTTAACTCAAGCTATTGCTTCTGTGGCTCATCAGGTTGAGCCAGCAGCGGCACACCTAATTGGAGTGGATTGCAAACGAGAGGGTCCTACTCCAGTAAGGAATAGGCTACTCAAATCAGTTAATACTGAATGGGTAGCCTTTTTAGATGACGATGATATATTTTATCCTCAGCATTTTCAGGTGGTGTCACAGCATTTGGATTCGGCAGACCTCATTTATACCTGGTGCAACTCAGAAGGTAGAGATGGTTTTAATCCAAATAGCTATTTTGACGAACAGAGACTAAGGGGTGGCAACTATATTCCAATCACTGTCACTCTTCGTACTTCCAAGCTAAGAGAAGTAGGCGGGATACCCGATGAAAGACTAGAAGATTGGGCTTTGTGGATTAAACTTTTAGACGCAGGTGCAATATTTGTTTGCGAACCAACAGTAACTTGGAACTATAGGTTCCTCGGAGGGAATAGGACGTTTTCATGAAGACACTCTCGTTTGTTATCCCTTTTAGGGACAAAGGTTATGCTAGGCGTAGTCATATTCTTAACTGGAATGTTCGCAGGCTTAATAAGTTGTTCCCTGGCGCTGAGGTTTTGGTGTCATCTGACGACGGTGATGGGGCATTCAATAGGGCTCAAGCCTGCAACAATGGTGCTAAGATAGCTACTGGCGACATTCTTTGTATCGTTGATTCAGATACGGTTTTCAACGCCCATACTATTTCGGCTGGTAGGCAAGCATTAGAAGAAAGCCCATGGGTAATTCCTTATGGTACTTACTATAGAACCGATAAGGTGTCCGGAGACAACCTTTTATATATGGCCCCTAATGCAATGATCTCCAACTACATGTTAACTTATACTCATGTATTTGATTTTCCTCCGACAAAATATGAAGAGGCTGTTTCAGGGCTAATCATGGTCCCAAGGGAAGCCTATTTGGATATGGGTGGTTTTAATGAGGCATTTAATGGGTGGGGCTATGAAGACAGAGGTTTTGTGAGAGCAGCAGACGTGATCCTAGGGGGTCATGGACGCTGTCTAGATGGTGAGGTGTTCCATATCTGGCACGAAGAGCCAGCAGAGACAACTTGGCAAAACCCTGCAGCATATTCCCCTGGTCAACGCCCAGGTAGAACGTGCGCTGAATGGTATCCATCAGCGCCATCATGTCCTTGTCGGCCGTGCGTGTGGCGTCCTGCAGCTTGCTGGAAAACTCAGCCGCCGCCTCCGGCGCCATCTTGAGCTGAACGGCCAGGTAGGCAGTAGCTTCCCCCAGCCCGCCAAGAATGCTTTTCGCCGGCATCCCCTGGCGAATCAGCATAGTCATCATGTTCTGGTAATCGGCCGTTGTGCCCGGCAACTTGTTGCCGAGGTTCTTGGCCAGCGTATCGATCTGGGCAAAGCTCTCGGAAACCTGGCCGCCCTTCTGCATCATCGCCACCTGAAGCTGCGTGGACGCCTGTTCAGCTTCGGCATAGGCCATCACAGGTACAGAGGCTGCGGCCCCTAGAGCCGTTCCGCCAGCAATGGCTGAGCGGCCAAAGCTTCCTGCCTTGCTGCCGAATTCGCGAATTTTGTTGCTGACAGCCTCAGCCGCGTAGAGATCATTCTGCCGTTTCTTGATGCGCTTCAGCGCCTCGTCTTGCTTGTTGACGGCGGCCGTCGCCGCCTCAATTTTACCCTTCAGGTCGCGCTGATGACTGGCTAGCGATTTAGTATCGATGCCAGCCGCCGACAGATCCTGGCGTAGAGCTTGTTTCTGCTCTCGCAGTCGATTCACCGCACCGGCCAGATTCCTAGCCTCTTCAGTCGCGTGCTTGAACGCACGCTGCATGGCCACAGTCGGCTTTTCCGTGGCCTGAAGCTGTTCGCCGAGCTGCTTAGCGTAGGCTCGCGCCTTTTCGAGATCCTGGCCGTTGATACCAAGCTTCTTGTTGGTCGCCTTGAATTTGTCGATCAGCTTCTGCTGGTCGTTCAATTCCTTCATGGCACCTTTCGCTTCGCTCAGCGCCTTACTTGCACCGCGCGATGCATCGATGACCTGCCGCATTGGGCCAGTCACCTTCTGAATGGCTGTCAGAACAACCTTGAGTTCGAGGGTTTTACTCATCTTCTGCTCCACTGCGGCGCCGAGCCTGGTCGCGCCATTCAGCCAACTCGACAACCGCCATGGCCTCCATCACTGGGGGCTCCCAGTGAAAGACGGATGCGATATCGGCCATGGCGTCTTCAACCCGATCAGGAAGGGCTAGGCCACTTCCTGATACTCGGAGATCGGCAGAAAAAAACCCGCCACCAAAATGGCCGCCTGCAGCAAGTCCGGAGCATCGATCTTGTTGATTTCAACCTCCGTCAACTGGGGGTCGGAAATACGGGGCAGCACAGCGACAATGGCGTCGACGTTCATGTCCAGCAGCAGTCGCATGCTGACGCCGCGCATGGCGCTGACGTTCGGCTTATGCAAGGTGATCTCGGAAATTTCCTTGTCACCACGGACGATTGGGAAATTGAGTTTCAGGGTTTGGGTATTCATGGATTACTCCTGGTTGGGTAAGGTGATGCGTCATAGAAAACCAGCTGATCAATAGCGGTCAGCAATCCGTTTTCATCCAGGTATTGAAATAACCGGGATTGAAATTTCCATTACTGGCTGATCGATGCAAGTTGGGCGCTCATCTCGAGAATCATCGACTGAGGCATCCCACTCGATCCAGAAGCAGTCAATTCAGCTTCAATCTGGTGAAGACGTGCATGGGGCAAAATGAACGAGCGGAGGCCGGACGGCTGATCCGAAAGAATCGATGCGATGCCAAGGCCGCTATCCGGACGTCCTTTGATGTGACAACTCAAAAGGCGGCCAACCTCCCGAATAGCAAAATCAATCGGCATTCCAGCCGTCGGATCAGCGTTAAAAAGTGATGACTCACGCGCACTGGCCTGTTCGCAGAGCAGTTGCACCAATTGGAAATATTCGACGGGCAAGCGCTCAATAAATGCCTCTTGCAGGTATTCGATAGCAGCCATCCGGACTGCATTCCGCCGGTCAAGTGCCAACGAGGCAACTTTGCTCAATTCAATAGCAAGGTGCTTTTTTGCCAGATTCGCTTCGTTAATCAGATCTTGAAAATTTTCAGCATCTTCCAGATGGCCGTTTCTGGCAGCTTGGCGCTTCAAGCATTCCTTAGGTGATGAGAGCGCCTTGAATAACCCCTTAAGTGCCAAATTTTCTTCATTGGCCGCCTGGCGCGACTCCTCTCTACATTTCTCGAATCGCTCGATTGCCTCGTTATGCCGAGTCAGTTCCAAACGGCCTTCTTCAAACTCGGCATATGCCGAATACACCGCTTCAACTAGCGGCTTGATATGGGATTCCAGATTGCTCATTTGATATTCCTTGTGGTTGACAGCAAACAGGTGCCAAGAGGCGTGATGTTGCGTGGAGGGCAGGACTGCAAGTTATTAGCTGCAAGGATTCGCAAGGATTTCTCCTCGACAAAAAAGCCAAGCGCTGGCACCGCTGGTGCCGGCTTCGCAGTTTTCGCAAGCTGAACACTTTTCGACCCATAAAGCGGGCAGGCGGGGCGGGGTCCCGTTTGCGCGCGCCGGGGTGAGGCGGTAGTGGATTTGAGGCTCATAGCTTGGGCTATCACCTCGGTAACGATGCCAAAGGCAGAATGGCGGGAATAGGCGATGGAAGTCATAGACTGGCAATCGCTTTGCGGAGACTGCCCACGTTCCAGGCAGAAATTCTCGAGGTAATTTTTATGGGTTGGGGTAGGCGGCCATCACGCACCATCCGCCAAACTGTCGTGTGTGAACAGCACAACAATGCAGTCGACGTCCCCCCGTTTTCAGT